AATAGTCCAAGCCTTGCCGGATTTGGAAATGCTTCCCTCGCCATCAACGATTCCAGCGATGTATCCGAGTTGGGCAATATCGTCCGGCAGGTTCAGGGTGCGACCCTCAAATCGCCTATTTCTCGGCTTGGGGTTGGCGAAGTTGTCCAGTCGCTTTTGGAAAGCAGCGACATTGTGGACGTATCCGGGGAAGTCCTTGACGATTTCGTTGATGTTGTCGCCTCGTTCTCGTCTGGCGACGGCGTTGGCGAGTTCATCAGTGCTGTATCTAATGCTCATCCCATCATTATAATCTGCAACTACGACATTCTGACCCACTGGGTAGAGCGTTTCACCTCAGTGAAGGGCATCGTGCTAGACGAGAGCCACTACGTCAAGAACGGCGCAGCCCAGCGTTCCAAGGCAGCCATCAAGTTGTCCGACAAAGTGGTGGAAAACGGCGTTCGTGTTTGCCTGTCCGGTACGCCTATCGTCAACCAGCCGTTGGAACTGATGACCCAACTTCGCATCGTTCACCGACTGGATGACTTTGGTGGTGCATCGTCATTCCGCAACGTCTACGGCAGAGCCAGTGCGAAAAGCCTCGCATCCCTCAATCGCAAACTGCGCTCAATGTGTTATGTCCGGCGCAGGAAGGCTGACGTGCTGACCGAACTGCCACCAAAGCGTTGGAGCAGCGTGGTGGTGGAAGGCGACGCAGCCGTGATGAAGGAATACAAAAAGGCAGAAGCCGATATTGTGAAATACCTTTCACAACTTGCAATGCAGTTTGCCTTGGAATCCGGGGCAAGTTCAGAGGAAGCCCGCAAAGAGGCGTGGATGAAGGCACTCCGAGCCAGAGCAGCAGAGCAACTGGTCGCAATCAGCACCCTGAAGCAACTGGCAGCGAAGGCCAAGATGAAGGTCGCCAAGCAGTGGGTAGAAGACTTTCTCGCCAACGACAAGAAACTCGTGGTGTTCGGATGGCATCGCACTGTGGTGGATGACATTGCCGTCAACTTCGCCAATGGGGTCAAGATTCAAGGTGGAATCTCGTCAGAGAAGCGTCAAGAAGCCGTTGACCTTTTCCAAAACTCCGACGAACAAAAAGTCATCGCTTGCAACATCAAAGCAGCCGGAGTGGGACTGACCCTCACGGCAGCGAGCGACGTGCTGTTCATCGAACAGGGGTGGACACCGAGCGATATGGAGCAGGGCGCAGACCGTTGCCACCGTATCGGCCAGAAGGACAGCGTGACCGCTTGGCTAATGCTCACGGCAGACACGATTGACGAAGACATCGCAGCCCTGATTCAGCACAAACGCTCCATCGTGGACAGGGCTATTGACGGCACCGACGAAGATGAAGACGAGGAAGGCTCAATCGTTGGTGATTTGCTTGTCAGCCTCGCAGAGCGTGGGTTGCAACAGACTAGTTAAATCATTTCTGCTTCAGCAGACAGGTTCTTTGCCTTGGCCGAAGCGTCGTGGGCCTGCTTGTACAGAACCTTGGCGTTAGCCTCATCACCACTGGCGTAGGCGTGTGCAGCACGTTGCCAGAGTTGGCCAGCCTGAATGTGAGCCTGAGCAGCCTTTTGGAATCGCTCGCTTGCGAGGTCGCGACCACTCCAGCGGTCGGCCTTGGCGACCCAACGAATCAGGGTATCGCTAGTGAAATCAGACGCATCCATAGATACCAGAGTATCGCAGGGTGCTGGAATTCCTACTTGTTCTCGTCGCTACCAAGAACGGCCTGAGCAGCGCGCCACAGGGCTTCTTCGTACTTCAACTGGTCGGGCTTCATCTTTGCCTTGGCAGCGTCACGAATTGCCTTTTCATCAGCACTCTTGGTCACGTTCTTCAACTCCATTATGTGGTAGTCGGGGGTGCCAAACTTTTCGTAGTCCCAGTCGCTGGGAGCGTACTCCTTGTTGAACGGCATCACCTCGGTATCTCTAAACCCCAGTTTACCATAGACTTGGGGGAGATGCTCACCGAAACACTCAACGTAGTTCACCCCGTGGTTCTTAATGGCATCGTGCAGCATTGCAGCACCACTGCCACTCACGCCCTTGGAGAACAAAGCCGTGGCTTCGATTCGACCATCACCGTGGTCGTGGATGAGGCAGCCGGTTCGACCATCCGGGGACAGAAGCGGGGTCATCTTCTCGGCCTTAATTTGGGCGAGGGTGTAGTGATTCACGAACGCAGAGTAGGGATTTCCCTTGAACGCACTGCTGAAAGCCGACAGGAATTCCTTGGGGCTAGTCACTTTGGCGTTTGGAAACCCACCTTCACCAGTCCGGTATTGGTTCCCACGAAACGGGTGGCCGTCGAAATCGCCCTTGGAAACCGGGTAGGCAGAAAGAGATTTCAGCAGTGATGCAGTTGTGAATTCGTCGCCACGCATACTGCCAAGATTACTTTAGTTTTGTAAATGCCTTACTTCGGTTCAGCAGTAAGGGAGCCGACATCATCCAAGTCGCAGGCAACGGCCTTGTTCTTGTGCCGGAAATGGTTTGGAGTGGTGGAACCGGGGACAATGCGCTCAATGCTTGCCCCGCAATTTCGACAACGCAGTTCAGTCATTTCTTCACTCTACCTCAGTCAGTGAAATGTGTCTAGGGTCAATCGTCTTGTGGCTCAGCAGCGATGTTCTGGGCTGCCTCGGTTGCTTCGTCTGCCTTTTGGGAAGCATCAGCAGCAGCAGTAGAGGCGTAGCGACAGTTCCCCATCGAATGGTGAGTGGATGGGGTTGCACCTTCCACCTTCGTGTTGGCAAACGCAGCAGCATCGTTGATTCGACCAGCCGTGTAGTGCGCTTGCATTGCATCTCGGTGTGCAACGGAAGCCTGCATCCACGCACGAGTGGCAGCGTTGTCAACATTGCCGTTTTCACCACGCAGTTTGTACGCCAACGATTGGAGTTGGTCGGCCATATCTTGATGTCTAATTCCGTATCCAAGGTGGAATCCACCCATCGCCCGGAAATCTACAGGTGGGGTGTCGAACTTCGCCAGCATCTCTTTAGCGTGAGGGCCGTAGTAGTCGGTTTCCACCATCTTCGTCACAGGCATTGCCTTTTGGTTGATGGTTGCTTGGAGCGCAGCATTGGAAGCCCGTGCAGCCATTCCAGCAAAAGCGTGAGCCTTATCCCCGGTCAGAGCATTGGAAGCAATAGAGCCACCCTCAACGGGTCGGATAGCGTCAATCTCGTCAGCAGCCTCGGTGTGGGCAGTTGCAGCGTCACGATGCTTCTGAGCAGCATCACCAGTCAGTTGTGATGCCAGAGCCGAGTGTTCAGCAGCCAATTTCCGGTGGGCAGCAGCCGAGCCGGACAGGTCGCCATCGGTGGAAACCCGAAGTGAGTTTGCCTTTTCTGACAGCAGCGAAGACTTGTTGCTCGCCGGGTTGTTGCCAACTTTGGAAACGGGGTAGTTGCTCAGGGGTCGCAGTAATGCCTCAACAGTGAAATCCTCAGCCTTGATAATGGTTGGCTTGGGATTTGGAAGGGCTGCGATTTTGGCTGCGCTTTCTGCTGAAAATCCCTCTAACCCACGGTCATTAAGCCTTTTAATGCCTAACATTTCGTGATAGGGATGGCTGTCGGCTGTCGTTTGGTAGGTCATCGTCAACCCCTTATCGGCTGCCATCTGAATCGCCTGCTCCATTAGTGCCGTTGCAGCACCGGGCATCTTCCCGGTTGAGCCGAGGTAGCCAATGCTGGCTGATGGAAGTATCGGGCCGCTACCGTCGCCCAAGCGTATGTCGGGAGAGTGAATGGCAACATTTACAGCAGCCACTATTTCGTTGTTTTTGTTGCGAGCAACAAACAAGTGCGATGAAACGATTTGGTTGGGGTTGATTTCACTATTTGCAGCCCTGAAGTTGGCGTGGGCATACATTGCTGCTTCCCCTAGAAAGCGGATGCCTTGCTGATGGCGAGCGTCCATTGCCTTGTATTCTGGCGTTTCTCGCATTTCTAGGAATGTGTGGTAAAGGTCACTTATCTTGTTTTCGTTGTCTACGCGCTCAATTTTTCCACCAGCGTCGTAGAACTCTTTGAGGTTCCTTTGGAACGCAGCGATGTTGGCAGGCATCTCTCCACCCTGACCACCAGTCCACTGATTCCCGTGGAAAACGTGGCCCTGAACGTCGCCTTTCACCACTGGGTAGCGAGCAAGCCCTTGAAGTAAGGCGTTTGTAGTGAAATCAAGCACGGGCAGCCTCGCCTAGAAGTTTGACAACATTCTTCACCTCGTCAGGACTCCACGAGTAAGTCAGTTCGTTGTCGGCAACGTGCGCCCCAAGCGCACCCCAGAAGTCAGCGCCTTCGCCAGTAGCATCAAGTTCAACGCTGTTCCCTTTCTCGGCGGCAACTTGAAATGCCGTGTGCGCTAAAGCGGTTGCAGCCCCACGGGTTTCACCTGTTGTGCCAATGAAATGGAAATAAGAAATCTTTTGTGCGTCAGTGGCGCTAAGTGCGCCTACTGGCTTCCCATCACCATCTCTGGCGATGTAAACGTGGTCGCCCCCCACCTGAAGTGCTTCAAGCATCATTCCAGCACCGTCGTGATAATCGTGAGCAACCGAAAAGGCTTTGATTTCTTGCGTTGCTTGCGCTATTTCGCTAGGTGTGGCATCAGTGATTGACCCGCCATTTGTGTAAAAATGGTTGAGCGATGCGCCAAAGCGTGCAACATTTTCTTGGTCAAGCACGCCACCGTAACCCTCAACCCATTGATTGCCGTGAAATGGGTGTCCTTCGTGGTCGCCCTTCACCACTGGGTAGCGAGACGCACACTTCAAAAGTTCGGAAGTGAGGAACGGGTTCGCCATAAATCCCATCCTATCCTTGGCTTAGTGAAATCTTGTAGGCTTACGCTATGACCATCAACGTCAGTTCCGAAAATGTGGCTATTGACAGCATCAGCGTTCATCCGGCCAATCCTCGCCTCGGAGATGTGGCAGCCATCGCAGAATCACTGGAGGTCAACGGCCAGTATTCACCAATCGTGGTTTGGAATGACACCATCATCGCCGGAACGCACACTTGGAAAGCAGCCAAGTCGTTAGGGTGGAAAACCATCGCCATTACACGCTTCGACGGCAGCGAAGATGACGCACTTCGCATCCTCATCACCGACAATCGCACCAGCGACATCGCTTCTTACGACAATAGTTTGTTGCTAGATATGCTGAAATCACTGCCTGACCTTGAAGGAACGGGCTTTGAGTTGGCAGATTTGGATGAACTTGACGGCCTGCACAACTCCGAAGGTGGGGGTGTTTCACCAACGCTCCTAGACGAAGACCCGACAGACAACCTGAACCCACCAGTCAAAATCCAACTTGGTGATTTCTACGGGCAACTTGACCCCACGCTCCACGACCTTTGGCTCGCCAGCGTGAAAGATGAGGTGGGCGACAAGAAAGCATCCATCAACCGGGAACTTAAAAACCGACTTGACCTGCCAGAGGTTCCAAAAGTCCGAGTGGTGAAAGAGAAGAATTCTGCCGTCGAAGATGAGCAGAAGGTCACGATGGTGGAAACCGAACTCGTGCCACTGTCCGAACTCCGTCGCTTCCCCGGCAACCCACGAGAAGGGGACATCGGGGCCATCAGCGAAAGTTTGCGCGTCCTCGGCCAGTACCGGCCCATCGTGGTGAACCGGCGCACCAACCAAATCCTGAAGGGCAACCACACGGCAGCCGCAGCATCAGCACTCGGTTGGAAGGAAATCGCCGTGGTGTGGGTGGACGTAAATGAAGTTGCAGCAACCAAAATCGTCGTGGCTGACAACAGAATATCCGACAAGGCAACCTACGACAACGACCTGCTAGTGAAATCGCTGGCGAAGTTGGACAGTTTGGAAGGTTCCGGCTTCGACCAAGAAGATGTTGCCGAACTTCGTGCAGGCAAGGATTCCACCAACCCAAAGGAATCCAAATCGAAGTTCAAGATTGGCGACTACGGATTTTCTGTCCCGGAGAGCATTTACCAATCGTGGGCATCAGACACCCTCGTGCCAGACGAAGCCCTGCACCGTCTCGGACTGCCGTTAACAGCACTGCTACGAGAGGCAAATTAAGCAACCCGTAGTAGCATCTCCGCAGGAGGTTCCCCTGTGTCTACCAATCCTTTTCATTCCGAAGAATTGCTGAAATCTGTTAGCAACTACCCTGTGTCCAAGGGTGATGAAGCAGGACACCCTTTTCGCGGGAATCAGTACACGAGTGGCGAAGCATCAGATTTTGCTCGTGACCACACGCAAACCGGTGACTTTGCTGCCGATAAGGGCGGGAATGAAAACTACTCCATTGCTGAAAAGCATTACGCTGCTGCAAGGGCTTGGCAAGACGTTGCAAACGGTAAGGGCAACGAAGCCGACGCTATCGCTGCATCCAAGGCTGCGAATGAACTTAGCAATGGACGTTTAGGTGTCACCGCAGGGCCTGAAGAAGAAACGCCAAGTTCTCCAAACCAAACACCTGCAAGTTCCGTCAACGTTGGAGGAACGACTTGGACTGTTGGTGGAAAGCCGGTTGCTAAGGGCGACAATTTTCATACGGCTGCTCTACTGAAATCAGCATCGAACTACCCCGTTTCTAAGGGCGGGCCGGGTTCGGGCGCACAACCGGGCCACCCATTTCTGGGAAACCAATACACCGGGGGTGGGAAAAAGGATGATTACGCCAAGGCTGCTGCCGACATAGCCAAAGAACACGCCTTGGAAAGTTGGAGTGGCGACAATCACGAAGCCAGCAAAGCAGCCGAGTGGTCGGAAGACCACGCTGGTGAAATCCAACCAACCGAAGAACACTTGCGAGCCGTAGCAGACCTGCACAATAAAATTGCTGGCACCCACGAAGACAACGACGAGGCTTACCAAGGCGACCCCAGTGAGTATTTCGGCAGGCCAGTTTACGTTCAAGGTGCCGTTGACGCTAACCGTGGTGTTGCCGAAAAAGCAACGGCTCTTGCCGACAGGGTGGCAAGTGGTGGAACCGTCTCGCCCGACGAAATGAACGACCTTAAAGGCGACATTAGCCAAGCCGCTGCGGAAAGTCATTACGCTGCTGTTGACGAAGCAGGCGGATTCTAAAATTGACAAATCCCTTCTCAATCCAAAACCTCGCCCCGACGTGGAATGTGGCTACTGAAATAGTTAAGGGAGATTCGCAGGGTCATCCTTTCCGGGGGAACCAATATCAAGCCGGTTCGGCAAACGCAGTGAGTTTGGCAACCGACGCTAACGGTTGGCTGAAAAACGCTGGCAACCTGCACGAGGCTTACAACACCCACGCCAAGGCTAGGGATGCCCACCTCGCAGTAGCGAGGAACATCACCGGACAGTCTCTTGCAGAAGGCGATGCAAAGAACGCTCACATAAAGGCAGCAGGCGCACACCAAGAAGCGATGTCGCTCATCAACACTGCCATCCAAGGGCGAGAACTCGGAGTTTCACCTGAACGCCAAGCCGCCAACGCTGCCAGCGATGCCGCTTTGGAAGCAAGTCAAAAGGCAGATGAGGCTACGGCTCAACTTCCAATATACGGCAACTCAGACCTACCGAATAGGTAATGACCCAGTGGTGGTCGTGGTGCTTAGACGCACTCGGCCTGACTTGCACCTATCTCGTTGGTAGAAAGTTCTGGTGGGGCTGGCTCGTCTATCAGGGCTACAACGCCGTCTGGGTGACTTACGCCATCACCACTCGGCAATGGGGCTTCCTGCCCGGCTGCGTCGTCTACGCCACCTTGAACCACAAGAATATGCGAGCGTGGCGCAAGGACGCTTGACTGGGGCTTAGCCTTTCAGTATGGTGTAAAGCGTGGATGGATACGAAATCCCTAGCGAAGCACTGCTCAAAGAGGTTTGGGAAGCAGCCAAACTCCTTGGCTACCTCACGGCACGAGTTGACCAGATGCTGGAAACTCGCTGCAAGGTAGAGAAAGAACACATCAGCAAAACGCTGGCGTACCAAGAAGCAGAACTAATGCGCCAGATGGTGCAGAACGAAGTGTCGCTGGAAGAATACGCCGAGCGCAGCGTCGAACGCCTGCGTGTCCACTTAGACGCTTACGCTGAAATAGATGCGTCGCATCGCAACAACTCCAACCGGTTTAAGCAAATGGTGCAAGACAAGTTGGAAGAAGGAAAACTCAACGCCGTCATCAGTTTCACCGTTGATGACCTACAAGGAGACAAAAATGCCTAAGGACTTCAAAAACTGGCACTTCTCGGTAGCCAAGATGCTCAGTGAAATCGTGCAGGTTGACCCAACCAAGACCGAGATGACCGTGTTGCTCACCACAGAAGAATTAGATGCCGTCAAACTGGCAGCCGAACTTAGTGGTGAAAGCGTCGAAGAATTCGTGCTGCGAGCAGCATTGGAATCAAGCGAAATCGTCAGCGAGAGCCAGCAGCCGGAAGATTTTGCCGCAGACCTGCACCTCGTCAAGGAGACGATGCGCCTGCTCAGTGGTGAATACGACCAAGACGAGCGACTGAAGGCAGTCCAAAAGCGCATCCGGGAACTGATGCTGGATGGCTACCGTCGCAAACTCCCCTCAACTGGTGAAGTGTTAGCCGACTTGCACGACTTCGTGACCGAGCAGTTGAAGGGCAACCGTGAGTAAAGACGATTTCACCGACGCACAACTTGAAGCACTGGTCAGCGACAACATCGCCCTGCGTCAGCGCAACGAGGCTTTGGAACGAGAGAACGAGCGACTGACGAGGGAACTTGCCAACAAATACTGAGGGCTGCCACGCCCTACGCCCCACGCTTTATTGTTGTCAGCACAAACTCGCTGGCTGTATGGGCGGGAGGAAACCTGTAGTGAAATCACCAACGATGGAGGAAACCAATGAATATCGGTGACTATGTAGAGGCCAACGAGAACATCCGGGAGCCACTGGGAGAACACCTCATTAACCAAGGAACCCGTGGACACATCGTCAACGTTTCCACCTACGTCACGGCGTACCCGTATGAGGTTCGCTGGGAGCGCAGCCGGAAGACGTGCTGGGTTGGCTCGTTCGACGTTCGGGTCATTGAAAGTGCGCCAGTCGAAGACGATTCGTCAAGTTCCAGCGAGAGATAATGGCAAGACGAGTAGGCGTGACCGGTGGTCGGGATAACTACGACTACCAATTCATTGACCAAGTACTCCGTGAGTTGCTGAAAAGCGATGATGTCCTCGTTCACGGCGACGGAAACGGCGTGGACAGGATTGCTGCTCAGTGCGCCAAGTACCTTGGGGTGAAAACCGAAGCCCACCCAGCAAAGTGGTCATCGCACGGGCGTAAGGCTGGCCCAATTCGCAATACTGAAATGGTTCACTCCGGCCTTGACTTGCTCGTCATCTTCAACGGTGGGGCAGGAACAGCAGATATGAAGCGACAGGCCACCAATGCTGGAATCCCCACGGTGCAGTTCTTGACATCCGATGACTGAACTCCTATAGTGCGGTTATGGCCTGTTCCAAAACCCACAAGTGGAGATACAAGTTTGTGACCAACGAACTCCCCGTGCGAAATTGCACGAAGTGCGGATTAGTGCAAACACCAAAGAAGTACGACCCAAAGCGTCTACTCAGATGGGAACAGGTGGAATCCAATGCCCAAGCAAGCAGATATGGTCAACCACCCACCGCACTACACCAGCAATATGGAAAATGCACTTAGGAAGACATCTTTCCCCCGGAGAAGTAGTTATAATTCCAACTATTAGAGTGAATATGGAGCCTAAAAGGTGGAAAAAAAGCCAACCAGCAGGAAGTCAAATGGAGGACAAGGTGAAATGGGCAGTGGAAATCCTGAAACAGTACGCTCCGCAGCACTTGAAGAACACGACCCTGTAAACAAGCCTGCTCACTACCGGAGCGACCCATCCGGGGTGGAGTGCATCCAAATCACCCAGCACCGGAACTTCTGCGTCGGCAACGCCATCAAGTATCTGTGGCGAGCCGGACTGAAGGATGCTGGCAATAGTGAAAAGACCATTGAGGACTTGAAGAAGGCCGTGTTCTACATCAACCAAGAAATCACACGGTTAGGTTGAAAGCCGTGACCCAGCCAACCCACTCCACTGAGCAGTATTGGAAATCACAGGTAAGAAAGTCTGACGGCAGCGAAGCCGAGTATTGGAAGTCGTTGTTCCTGAGGGTGTGTGGCTATATCAGCACCCGGCCTGAATGGTCAGGCAAGCACCCAGAGGAAGTCGCACAATTCTTCCAAGCCGAGGCAAACCGATGAGCAACTACTTTCTTGGGATGTTTGCTGGAATAATCCTCGCCATTGCTGTCTTCGACATTTGGATGAAGCGACAGTGAGGGGCTTCCGTGGCAATTGGGCCATTATCCCCAACGGCAAGCATTACACCATCGTCGGCACCAAGCGTCTGCCACGCAAGACCAAGAAGTTCTGCACCAAAATCCTAAATCAACTACAGGGAACTAGCGTCATCACCAGCGTGAAATACTTTGCCCACGGGTCGCCCAATTTCGATTTCACTGGAGGGGCAAGCCGTGGATAGCGAAGAAGAAACACGCATCAGAGAGCAACTGCGCCACAAAGAAGTTGAGTTGGCCTACCTAAAGAGGCAGAAGGCAATGGTCAAGTTTGAGGTCAAGGCTCTACGCCGTTTGTTAAATTCCCTAAACCAGTAGTAGGTTGTGTACTCCAACCGCTTTGGAGGTGAAATGCACTGCGCCCACACAACCGTCATTGTCCGAGCAGGTCGCTACCACACGCACAAGCCGTGTTGGTGCGCTACCAAGCCACCGTACACCGATGCTGAAATCTCTCACTATCTTCTCGGCTCACCATTGACCGAGCCAGAGCAGACAGGAAACCAATGAAGGTTTACACACTCCGCAACTACAACCCAATGTTCGGGCTGAACATCCAAAAGTTCGACGGCAAGTGGGGTTTCTACCTCGACCTCGGGCATCATTCGTTGGTCTTTGAGCAAGGCCGACCTGAAAAGGAGTTCTAATGGCAACCCCCATCCCCTCAGACCACGAACGCTGCACTTGCTACCACGGACTAGACGACCACGACCAAGACGGTTGGGGTCGCTGTATGAAGGATGGCTGTCGCTGCACGGCGATGGAGCCGGAAATCCTTGGCCACCCGGATTCACCAGCAGGCAGATTCTGATGGCAGACATTGAGGTTGAGTTCACCGACGAGGAATACGCCCGTATCGAAAAGGCAGCAGCACTAAATGGTGAAACGGTGCAGGAGTTCTGCGAGCGAGCCGTCAAGAACCTGTTCGACAGACTGGGTGACCAACCACTGACTTGACCCCACTCCACCACTTATGTATACTTGCCGTTAGGAAGGAGCGCAATGATACTAACGAACAAGTATGAAGTGGGCGATATTGTCCGCAACCTCTCCAATGAGGACTATGAGGTGATGGAAGTGGTAGTTGCCTAACGGCTTCGCCCCTTGACCAAACCACTGCCGTATTCACTCGCCACGCCCCAAGATGAACTGACGCTGGTGGAAAGAAAGTGTCGGCACAAGAAGGGCTACACGCCAAACAACTTTGACGATTATGTCTACTACACCTATTGCCCAGACTGTGGGGAGAAACTGTGAGCGACAACCAATCCCAAATTTTTGCCAACGACACTCAGGCCGACTTGTTCGCAAGATGGTACAAGTTGGGTGGCACCATCAGCATTAACGGCGACCCCGAATTCACAAGCAGCATTGAGCGCGCCATCGAACAGCGACGGCAAAACCGTAATGGAAACGATACTGAATTGGCAGGTGAACGATGAAGTGGCTTCAAAACCTGTTCAGCCGGGGCAAGAACACCGGCGAACCAATCCCCCAACCACCGAAGTTTGACCCACTTATGGCCGAAGCAGAACGCCGGGTGCGCCAACTGTTCGGAGGCAGGCTATGAACCAGCAAGA